TTGAGGCATTCCCCCAATCTGCTGTGGCGACTTTTTGATTCTCCTTAGGCATACCACATCCGACAAATTCCTCGGTTACTACACCGTTGTTGTTTGTTGAATTAAGAACGAATCCTGCCTTAGACAGTAATTGCATACACCACCATTCAAAACGTCCACGTACGCCGTTATAAACAAAATCTTGGTCTTTGAATGCAAGGTCAAGGACAGATTGTAAGTTTGCATTGTCAGCATCATTACTCAACTGCTTATACTCATTCCAATCTGATTCATTCATACCGCGCTTGATAGCGGTTTTAGGAATATCACCGGACATTTTGCCGATGATCTCACGTTTTTTCTGTGGTGCAGAAGCATCATAAGAAATAATATCGGCAATTACGGGAGCCCCTTTCTCTCCTGTTAAAGTCTCCCATTTGAGAGATGTCTTTTGAATAATACCGAAGAAGTTAGGGAAGTAGACAGGCCTTACATGTCTTGTGTTAAGACGTGCCGACATATTCTTACGGTTTACTTGTTTGATTAAAGATCTTTCCATTATAAATTAATTTTACATGATTAAACGAAACGAATAAAGTTCAGCAATGCTTTTATATCCTTATCAATAGGATAAGGCATTACAGATTCATTGACGGTTCCTCTTACAAGTAGTCCAGACTGTTGGTTTGCAACTGTCGTATTGATTCTATTCATTGTAATAAATTCAGGAGTATACTTGAATGCCGAAGATTTTGCACTAGCCTTTGCAGTAGCAAGTACCAATATATCCCCAACCTTTGCAGCACCGATAGCACCTGCAAGAGTGATGATATCATAACCGAGATTACTCTTGTCAATAGAGGAAATAACATCCGAAGCACCAGTCAAAGCGCCTCCATCTTCAACAGCTTCACCAGCGACAAACAAACTGCCTTTTTCTACCTGAATAGCCGTTGCATCAGCCGCAGCATCTGCATGTACCATTGCTGTTTTTACCACATGATAAAGTCCGTCTGAATCTTTACCGACAATAGCCAGCGGAGGGAGTTCATCGGTAAGCCCTTTTATCTCGGCTCTGGCAATGGTTCCACCACCCTGCACATCTTCGAGGATCTTCTCAATTCCCGGAGCATACTGAAATTCACTTTCTTTTTTTCTATACATAATATGATTAAATTAGAATTACTTCAATCCCAAATCAACGGTTCCACTGTCTTTTGTCGGCTCACCATCCATAAGCTTTGTCCACTCTTCTTCCGATTTATCAGCAACTTTTCCATTGTTAGGTGAATAACTGCCGTTTTCAACTTCTTTATCGATCACAGATTGACGAATCTCACTATATTCATCTTGCAAGACTTTGATCTGGTCTTTTACGGGTGTCTCTGAATTGACATCTATACGGTCAAACCATTTATCCGGTAATTTTGATTCACCGAAAATTGCTTTTGCAGAATCTTTCTTTGTGTTTGTTGTGACGGTGCTTGTAAGAGTGGAAATAGAATCCATTAGAGCCTTGATTTGTTTGTTTTGATCCTCAACCATTGCTTTTGCTGCCGGGGGAAGGTCTTTTAATGGATCCTCGTCCTGTTTGGGTTGCTCAATAGTCTTTCCATCTTTTAAGTTGTGCTCTTTCTCATAAGCCTCGATAGCTTCTTTCCTAGCTTTCTCAACGGAAGTTTGTTGTGTTTGCTCATTTGCTTGAATATCCGGGAGGATATTATCTTTGAATAACTTGATGTAATTATCCAAATTCTCTTCTTTCTCGATTTGGAAAAGTGCTTTTACTTTTCCTGCATACTTTTCATCGATGCCAGCCTTTTTCAAGGCGTCTTTAATTTTCTGTAATATGTCCATACTTTTTTCACTTAAAATATAAAGTCAAAAGTTTTTTTTCGGACATAAAAAAAGCAACCGGTCAGGGTTGCTGTTGAGGCTTAATTTGATAAATCAGTTAACCATCTTATGGCCTCATCTATCAATTGTTCTTTACTTAAATGCTCGCTGCTTGGTTCGTATCCTGAACAAAAAGCTGCTTCAATCAAATCATTTGTTCCCATAATATATTGCTTTTATCGTAAGGCAATATTCGGGAGAAAGAACTACTTATTCAAGGATTAATGAAAGAAGCTTGGGTTATCATCAATAAAATAAGGAGTGCTTGCACTATCATTTAGATTTGATACATATTCCTTAGCCTTATCAGGGATATCCTGTATGAGAAGCTCTTCCGGTACTTTATCAGTCAATAAATAATCAGCCATCAAATCAGGAGGCAAAGTTATTGGTGTAGCGTAACAAATACAAAACGGATGCCAACCTGTAAACACAAAATCTTTGGGATACTTCCCGGCCATCGCATCACATATTTTGCATTCACCCTTGTTATTATCCGATCTCTGTACTTCATAGCCACGTATGAAATTTAATGCTTTCCATCGCTCACAGTCTGCTCTTCTATAAGCCATGTTTGTCTCTGTTACTGCTATACGTTGGGCATTCATTTTGGCTGATTTGTATTTACCTGCACCGGGATGATATTCTTTCATTGGCTGTGATTCCACAAGCTGGCCGGCATCATTACGTATCCTATGAAAACGTTTATCAGGATCATTTAATAACTGTCGTATATCTTGTGACATGACAGAAGCGGACCGACCTGTAGCTAACCCGCTGCGCATATAGAATTCAAGTTGCGTCTTTGTATCTTCAGTTATATTCCATAACTTATTACTCAATTCCATACCTTTATTGATTCGTTTCTGAAAGGCGGCCGTGGCTTCTCTGTTACGTGAAAACAACCCATCTTTTAAAATGGACTTCACTGCCATGTGTTCAAGTACGGAAGCGATAAAAGCTTCATTCTTTACTTCAGACGTTTTCAATGCTTCCGTTTGATTGGAATGTACATTACCGACGATATTATCGTGAAGCCTGGTTAATTCTTTTTCTATAGCTTTTTCTACAGCCACATTTTTGCTCCAAACATTGTCATTCCCATAATCAACCCACCTTTGTAGATCAACCGAAACAGAACGGCAAAAGTCATTGAATGATTCGGATATGGCTTGTTCCTGAACGAGCATTGCTTGGATATGTTTTCTTTCGTAATATGAGAATGATTTCATGTAGGCGATCTTATTAATTTCATGGTTTAACACTCATTTTATCTAACACATAACTTCTACCTTATTTTTCTATGGCACCAACCATACTTGTGCTTTGTACCTTTGCGTCTTTCTCTTGTTTGAGCTTCAGCATTTCAGCTTTCGGATCGGTTGTATAAGGAGAAAGCGCTACGGTTGTTTCTTGGGAGTTAACAGCCTCACCACCATTAGCCGTTTGCAGGTTTGCAAGTTTCTCGGCCAAGTCTTCAGGAAGAATTGAAGCGAACACAACATCAATATCATTGTCTTTTAATTGACTAGCATACTTGACATTTGTGATACAGGATATCCCGGCACGTACAATACTAACACATCTCGAAACAACGGGACCAAACGTTGTCATGTTGAATACTCGTTTGATCTCTGAATCCAACATCATAAACCTACGTGAAACACCTGAAACGTTTCCGATACCTTTCATGTTGTCAAACGACAAATCAGGAGTATGAGTTGAGGCATACATTTCGGACTTCAATTCTGTCAACTCTTTATCAATTGAATCAATAGACTGTTGCCAAGCAAGGAACTCTGCATCACCATGAATCTCTTTCCCTGTTTCTTCATCAATCCTTATAGGGAAGGTTATTTCTTTTCCGGCTGTTTCTTTAGAAGGCAAATCACTATCACCAAATGACTTCAATATAGGATCGGCAAAGTAATCGTTCGTATCATCCATACGAGACAATCTCTTTTCCCTGTAATCCATTGCATGTACAGCAGGCTCCCAATCCGGTTGATCTACTTCGGCATAGACTACAGGTATCAACCCGAAAAGATTTTTGTCTTCTTTAGGCGTCCAAGTGCCATCTAGTTTTGCTGTAATGATTTTATCTGCCGTCCAAATCTTAGAACATTTTATATTTTTCCCGTTTGCATCCTCAAGATAATTATAAATGAATCCATCCATATCGTCATCATCATTGAAATGTGGGAAGAACGTATAACTATCATCGTTTTCAGATTCTTTAGGCAAATGCAAGATCTTCACCCTTAGAGTAGTCCCTTCTGCTGTAGGTACAGGATAGAACACCATTGCCGCCTTTGTTTCAGAGAGTGTACATAAAGCGAATTGTTGCAATATGGATTG